TTCCCGAATGCACGAGAATAGGTCGGCGACCCGGTCTCCAGTAGGTGCCTGGCCAGCTTCCCGTCCTTCGTGTCCTTCGTCTTGAGCAGACGCTCGACGTTGGCCTGTGCGTCCTCCTTGGAGATGCTCTCGGACGGGTACGTGCCCCGCTCGATTGCCTCCAACGCCCGGTCGCGCATCTCGTGGACCATGCCCTCAGGGCTGGCCGCAGAGGTGCGAATCGTGCTGAGGTCGTAGATCTCCTCGCCGCGAATCCGTGGCTTCTTAACTTGGAAGCCGAGCTCGCGGTTCTCTTCCGTCTCGGACTCCTCCTCAACGACTTTGCGCCGGGCCTCGAGCTCTTCATCGAGCCGAGTCAAGTCTTTCCGCTCATTGACGAGTGATTTGAACTCGCTGCGGAGGCCGTCGGGAAGCGGTTTGCCGTTGTACTCGTCGTCGATCTCTTTGAGCCGGCCTCGGATCTCATCAAGGCGTGCTCGAATCTCATCGGGGGTCATGGAAGATCCCACTCCTTTTCACTCTCGTCCTCGAACCAGCGCTCTTCGCTGTCCTCGGAGCCAATTGACGTAGGGGTGGTGGCTGGACTCCCGTCCTCGGAGTGAGCACGCTCGGCTCCGTCTTGGGACTCGTCTTTCTCCGGTGCCTCGTCATCTGCACCGTCCTGCTCGGCGGAGTGAGCTTGCTCGGCTCCGTCGGTTGAAGATTTTTTGGTGGCCTCGTCCTCCTCGTCAAGCAGACTGCGAATGCGATCAGGATCGGCTCGCACCCATTCGGTGAACAACTCGACCAACTCGGGGACTTTGCTCGGATCCTCCTTGGCGCGCTCCACGAACATCCGATCGGTGAGCGAGCGGGTGCGAACTCCTGCGGATGCGCCCGCGTACGCCGGGAAGACCACCGGGCCTCCCTCATAGAGCTTCAGCTCTTCGATGGTGCGTTCTGGAAGGCCCTCGGGGTTGTCGTCGGAGGGGTCAGGTTCTTCGTCAAACGATTCCTTGACCACACGGAATTTGAAGCTCGACCCGTACTGACCTTCTTCCAGCCCCGGGACAAGATCGCGGTTGTAGGTCGTGTCGAAGAGTTCTGGCTCGTCGTAGCGGACGCCCTTATCGTCTTCAACGAAATCGGGCTTCGCTAGCGGCTTCTCTCCGATCGACGGGTCGTGTCCGTGATTGAAGAGAACCCGCATGCCATCGCGGTTCTCCTTAAGGGTCTTTTTCGCAGCACCGGGGGCCACCCGCTCGATGAAGCGACCCTCAAAGATCGAATTGATCTCTGTCGGTTCATCAAACCGCATCATGTAGCCGGTCAGCTTCGGCATCTTGCCGTCTTCAGCCGCTCGTACCTCTAGCCCGGGCTGGGCGGCACGCACCAAGCCGTCTTTCGGAGGATGGATCTGTTTGCCCATAGCGGGGTGGTGTTCCTTTCAATCCGTTTTCACCCCGGCGCCGGGGTCGTGAACGGTGGCTTTGAGGCGTCGGCCCTAACTGCCGCTAGCCGAGTGCTTCGAGCATGTGCTGACAGCCCTCGTGAAAGGGCGGCTCGGGTGCTGATGTGGCGGGGAAGACCTTGCCCTCGAGGGGCATGCAGATAGGGACTTTGGTTCCGTGCGATGAGACCCGTACGAGACCGCCGGCCGCAGCGTCCTTGACGCCTCTAGACGTAGCTCGGCGGCCCAGTGTGTGAGCCTCCATCGCCGCATAAGCGCCGATGGCCCAGCGGCGATGTGCGTCGTCGACAAAGCCCGTGACGGCGTCCTGGCTGAGGTCTTCAAGGTTGTCCTGGCCGACCTCCGGGAATGCTTTCTTGCTTCGGCTTTCGGCCTCGGCAATCGCCGCAGCCAGCTTCTCTTCAAGAGACTCAGCAAGGCGTTCTGCGCCGGGACTCGCGCGCTTGGCTTCGATGTCCTCAACAGCATTGTCGTAGGCGGCGTCATAGGCCACGTAAACCGCATCGGCGACACGCTCGCCGCGCAGACTGCTCAGCGCCGTGAGCGCTTTGCCGAGAAGGGTCTCGCGATCGCCTGTCGTAGCTTCTGCCAGCAGAGAGCGGACTTCTGCCTCGGCGGCTTCGAAGCGGCTGACGATTCCTCTCAGATCGGCCTCACCGGGCGGCGACGTATCCGCAGAGCGCGTCAGTAGGGCGCGCACCGACTTTTCTTCCGGTGCTTCGCTTGCGGGGGCGCTGGCTTCGGGTTCGCCTGCGCCGGGCTTCTGAAGTTGGACGCTGAACAAGCCGGAGTGGGTAAGGCGCTTCAGATCCCCTGCGGTAACCGCGTTGACCACGGACCCTGGCTCGTACCCTGCCTCTGCAAGTGCCTTGATCGCCTGGGCGTTGGTTGCCTGTGTTTCCGCTGCCTCCTTTTGGTCGTCGGCGAGGAACGGGATGTCGCGATCGTCGTACCAGAGCTCTGCCCGAGGCGGAACGCGAATGATGGAGGAAAGCGAGGCCGCGATATTGCGCCAGAGAGGGCGCATCGTGCCGTCAGCGAAGCGTCGCCGGGCCTGGGAATAGTTGGAGTAGGTCGCGGCCTGCAGACCCTCAGAGAGTCCGACAATGACAGGAGGAACCCCGGCGGCCGCCGCGATCCTGGTCTCCCCCGCTCCCACGACCTCCTTGAAGGCGACATCCTTCATATCGGAGCCAACGGGAGTGGCATCTGCGCCGCCACCGAGATAGAGGGTTCGGTAGGCGTTCGCCGCGCCGCCGATCCGCTCTTCCATCATTGCGATCCACGATTCGACGGCTTTCTGCTCGAGACCAGGGTCGAACTTAACGACGAGATTTACCGTTGCGCCCTGCTCGAAGAACTTGAGCTTGTGGGTCATCGCGGCCTGGTCGCCCATGATCTCTCGGATCACGGGCGTCAGCCACGACATGCCGCGGAAGTTTGCTAGCGGGTCGGGGTAAGGAGCGTAGTGGGCGACTTCCTCCGGAAGGAAGAATTCCGGCTCGCCCATCGGGGGCTTGTATCCATAGCCAATGACTTCGGTATCCCAAGCGGTTGACGCGTTTCTTGGGTCCGCTTTTGACCCCAGCACGATTACTACGTACTCCGGGTGCAAGCGGTGGATCCGGTTGTCTCGCCGCACGCCATACCAGTTGCCAGCGAGGTCACCATCCTGCATTACTCGAGCCAACAAATCCCCGGTCGTGGTGTTCGGCGTCGGCCTCTCGAGCGGGACCAGATCCGTTGTGCCGAAGTACTCGCCAGGTCTCCCGCTTTCTAGCCGCCGGTACTTAAACCGCGCCTCTTGGAAGAGAAGCTGGCGGACCATCATGCAAGCGAAGACCACTCCGTTCTGCTTGTACGCAGCCTGAGCAAGCCCTTGGAAGTCCCCGCCGATCTCTTCGACCGTGGTGCCGAGGGTCTGGGTGGGCTGAACCGGGTAGTTCAAGCCTTGGTAGTTGACGAATTCGATCAGGTCATCGAGGCCAAACGAAGAGGAGCGTTTGCTGAAGGCCTGGAAAAGCTTCATGCGCTCGGCTTCTCGCCGCGCCAAGCGCTCCGAACGTTCCGATAGGTGTCGCGCCCCATCCACCAGAACGCCGGCGCGGCCATCCCGCTCAGCCAGATTGTCGCCGTGAACTTGCTAGCCGTGTCAAGGCAGGCGGCTGCCAGTCCCACGGCGACAAGCGCGCCGAAGAGGAACCATCCCGGTAGCAGGGCTTGCCAACGGCCGACCCAGTCTCGATCTCGCATCAGACATCCACCCCAAAAGTTCCGGCTCCGATTGCCAAAAGCCCGGCCCCGATGAGGACCCAAGGTCCGAGCAACCACACAAGCCCAGATGCAAGAAGGAGTGCGCCGACAACGACGAGACCAAGCGCGAGCTGCTTTCCGTTCGGCATCCGATGGCCCTTTCGAAGATCAGCGAGGATTGCCCCAAATCGCTATCGGGGCCTTCGGTTTGTCGTGCTCGTCAACCGCGACGGAGTTCCCCATCAACAGCCCGGTGAGAGCGTCGATCGGGTACTTCTTGCGCTTCTCGCCCTTAGCATCGGGCGGGCGGTCATAGCGGTACTTCTCTGCCATCGTTTTGCGCCGCACCGCGTTGAGCACATGGGAGCGAAGGTCCGGGTTCCCATCGTGGACAAGCCAGCCGTTACGAATCGCTTCATCGAGACGAGCTGCGGCAAGAGACATCGGCGCGTTGTCCTGCGTGTGTTCGATGAAGTGGAACTCGACACCGTTCTGATGGGGATGTTCGCCGGCATCCAGAAGCTGCGCCATTTGCTGACCAGACGCATTGGGATCGAAGGCCCACCCGTGAGGCTCATATCGGCGCTGCAGGTCTACGAGGCCTTCGACCACCTCTTTCTCGCGGACAGGAGGCTCGAAGACCTTCACGCCCGAGATCACGCGACGGGTGTCCGACTCCCAGACGAGGACCCCCATCGCCGTGCAGTCGATCTGCCAGCCGAGGTCAAGCCACCCCATCGACCACGCGGTTGCCTTGCCGTCGGCGTCCTCCTCGTAAAGAGCATCCCACTCTTCGGGAGAGATCCCGTCGCCCTCGATTCGCGTGGCGATGTTGCAGACGACCCGCCTCCAATGCGCCGGCGAGCTGGT